GTGGTATCTCCGTCTTTACCGCCTGTAGCAGGTTCTGGGTTACTTACTGTAAGATTGTTTTCATCCCCAGAAGTTGCAGCGGTAGAGGTTTTATAAACGATTGTAGTGATTGTTCCAGCCGGTACGTTTGAAGCTACTCCTCCTCCGGTTAAGTACCTGATATGTAGACTTCCTACGGGAGCTACTCCGTAAGCTCCTGTATACATAAAGTTAGAAGGGTCGTAAGCTGTATCAATCTTAGAAACTCCTATGATTTGATCTCCTAACCCTACATTAGTTGGGTCGGGAGTGATAACTGAGTCATCTGTGTTTTCTTGCCCGGCACCAAATTGAATTTGAAGCTCTCCGGTGGACGTAAACCTGGTTACAAACCTTCTAGGTACTTTCTGCAGAGAGAGAATATATGGAGCGAGATTGCTATCGCTACCTACGTTAGCGGTCTCTGTAAAGACGGTGTCCTGGGCTAGATATGGAACCTCTGTCCAGGTTTCTCCGTTACTTCCTGTAATATCCAGTACCCCTAGTATGTTAGTATCTGCTATGGTAATAGTTCTAAATCTCTCAAAAGAAGGAACTTGGTAAGTTGTTGTTTTAATTTCTGCAGAGATAGCTTTTACTTGCTTTCTTAAAAGGAAGTAGGAGATAGCGCTACCTGCAGTACTAAATACTGTTACTTCAGTCGGATCAAACGAACTTGAGAATGCAAAATTTACTTTATCTTGAGTTAGGAAGTTTACTCGCGGGGAAGTATTGCTCTGTACAACGGCATTACTGTCTACAGTTGCTGCATAAGCTAGGTTAGGAACGTATTGGTTGTTTGCATTTAATGTCGCACGTACTTCTTGGTACATATCTAAAGTAACCGTAGCAGCAGTAGAGGTTTTAGGGCGGTAGCCCATCATGTAGGCTATGTTGTAGAGATTGCCTGGCTCTTGAGCGTACTGTAGGAATGTTTCCTGTAGTTGAATGTCTTGGTAGAAGGAGAGAATATCTCCTACGTAAGCCGCCATCTCCATAAACAGCATTCCTGGTGATGTGGGAGAGAAATCAGTATAAGTATCTGGGAAGTAGTTTTTGGCGTAATCAACTAACTGTTGACGGAAGTCAACGAATGTTTTATTTGAATACTGTATCTCTCTCTGCTGTGACATTACTGCTGGAAGTTAATTGATAGTTCGTCTTGGATGTTTGTTTGTGCGACTGAGTAGTTGAGAGCAAAGGTAATTGTATTTTGATCCGGTGTTGCTGTAAGTTCTAATCTATTCACGATTACTCTTGGGAAGTATAGTCTTAAATTTTCAGTAATATTAAGTCGTAGCTGCTCTATTTTTTCCGGAGTGATATTTTCAAATAACTCGTTTCTAAGGCCTGCTCCAAAATCTACATTAAATACTCTTTCGTTTTTCCCGGTAAGGAAGAAGTTAATTAGATTAGCTTTAGTAGCATCTTTGGAAGTATACGTGGAATGAAAAACCGCTCTTCCGTCAAAAGGAAGAGAGACCCCTACAGCTTTTCTAGGCTGGAGATCTAGAGGGTTAATTCTCTGTACATTATACGCCATATGGTTCCTTCTTCTTATCTGCTTGCTTTACAATTGCTGCTGCTTTATTAACAAAGCTTAATTGAGATAGATCTAGCCCTACTTTCGGTGCTGCTGCTACAGCCTGTGCTACTGCTCTAGGATCTTCAGAGACTGGTTTGAAAGCTTGCTTAGGCATAAATGCACTTCTATCAAACATCTCAGCCATGTTGGCTGTTGCTGTTCCCATGCTGCGGTAATCTTCCGAAGTCATGGAACGGCTAGTCATATTGAGAGCCTCCATAAGAGGATTTCCTCCTGAGAATTGCACTGGTTCTGGTTTAGGAGAATATACTACATTCTCAGTCTGCATAGGAGCAGGAGCTTTCATCTCAGAGAGTTCCTCTCTAATAGCTTCTCTTACGGCTTCTCTAATTAAATTCTTAAATTCGCTAGCTTTCATAATAATAAATAGATTTAACCTAATTGGTTGTCAATTCTAAATTTAAGTTCATCGATAAGTACTTGAGTTGATGAACTAAATGATTTTGGACCCTCTAGTACCACTACTCCTACCGGGTCTAAAGCTACTGCATAACGTAGAGGAATCGCTGTTCCGTCGTTAGCAGTTCTTACTTCAAGTTGGTATCCTCGGTACGGAACAGACTCTCTTCTAGAAAAGCTTAAAGGTACAAATTGGGAAAGTGCTTGTAGATCTTCAGCAGTTTCTGTAGGTATACATCCTCGCAAAAGCTCTTCAATCATCGTTACAAATGCGTATGCAAGTGTTATTCCTGCGTTAGCGAATGTTATAACTGAGGAGGTAGCACAAAGAGCGTCTGCTAGTTCTTTAATTTGAGCTTCATACTTAATTAAGAATCCGCTAACAATTCTGTTAACGTTAGCTAGTATAGCTGCAAGACCTCCGACTACCGGAATCGCTGCTAAAGTAGGGATGCCTACTGTATCTAGTCCAAGTATAATTTTTTTAAGGATAGGAATTGTGTTACTAATTACGTTTACAATTCCAGAAACTACTCTAGCAATCTCTTCAATTTTTGCAAGTATCTGTCTTGCTCTGTTAAGGAAGGTTGTAAGATTACGTACAATGGTTAGTAGCTGTTGTATAACCGGGAGTGTTGGACATTTAATCTTACTTGTAATGTATTCTATCAGTTTACTTTGAAAGTACTGTGATACGTTTTGGATGCCCTGTCTTTGGTAGAATTCTTCAACCTCTCTAGTTCTAGCTTCATCTAAAAGTCTAGGTGTGTTTTGGTTTGCTGCTAAATCTACTATATACCTGGAGGTGTTTTGCTGCACTTCTACCCCTGTTAAGGGAGTGGTCCATACTAATACATCCTGGTATTCATCTAAAGTTAATGCATTCGGACCTTGAGATATAAACCGTACCAGGTGTGGGGGAAATCCTTGATTCTCTAGAATATTCTCTAATGCTATTATAGGCTGACCCTGTGTTATTCTTTCTAAGAACTCTTCTGTGATTACTTCACAGGGTTGAAAATCTTCTATACCGTAATTTGATAATACTTCCCCAGTTCTTTCGCAGGCCTGTATTTTAGCTTCGATAATAGCTTCAGTTACTTGCTGATTAAGTATCTGTATAAAGTTGCGATTATCACAAGCTTCTATCGAGTTTAATGTATCTCTTAATGTAGGCATGATTACGATAAAAATACTCGTTTAGAAAGTAGCTTATTTTTTAACTCACCTCTTTTCTTAGGTCCAGTAAAGCTTTTAAGTTCTAAAGCTTTATCTGCTGGAAGATTTAAAGCGGTTAGTGCAAGAGCTAAAGTACCTGTTAGTTCATCTATACGTCTGTATAGATTTTCTAGTTCAGTGGTTAGATCTTCTCCTTTTACTGCACTTCTGTTTAAATTAGGGTCTAAGCTTTCTCCGGTTAACCTAAGTATAGGTTCATTCAAATGTATAGCATTTTCTGCATCTAAGTGTACACGTTCTCCTAATAAGCCTACAGCTTGGTTTGCGGAAATGAGTACGTTTTCAGTTTTAGCGTTAAGATACAATCTTCCACTGTTAATTACAACTTGATCTCCGGTGTAGTTACTCGCATCGATAGGTAGCAGAGCATCTGGATAGCTTGATCTTAGGTTGCCTCTTTTCCAAGATTTCTCTACGTTTAAAGGTATAGATTGACTACCTAGTAAGTATATTGAAGCAGCATCACCGTTAATATCCTCGGTTACGTAGGTCGGTTCTATGCTAGAATTAGTTTGACCGCTTACAATAGCGATAGTAGGGTTGCTAGAGCCTGTACCTTTCCAAGGTGTTCCGTTAAAGTTTTCAGAGAATCTTATGCTCTGTCCTTTACGACCTTCTAGTATTAGGTCTCCTGGGAAGGGATACATTGGGTTAAGGTCAGCTGTTTCTGTAAATTCAGGATCCAGGGTAGGTATACCATCTGTTCCAGCTGCTCCGTGCTGTGGGTGATTCCACATATTAAGAGCAGGCATGTAATAATCCTTGCTCTTACTTCTTCCTAAAAGTACTGCATCGGGTCCAGGTATAACAAGAATAATCTCTCCTTTAAGAGGGACTGTCTTTATAAACTGATAGAATGGAAAGGCGTTTCCGCTAGTACCTGTAAAGTTAGAATTGATCGGACGAAAGCTAACTAGTCCGGGGGATAGGTTTGGATTAGTATGGGAAGTATCTTGAACTACTGCAAAGTAACCTCCAAAGCCTCCTTTATTAGAGCCTTTTTGGGAGCTTCCTTGAGCGGAGAAGAG